TTTGTTCATCCCATACCAATGCACATCATTAACATACTGCATATACTCATCGTGTACTTCTTGTGGCTCTGTAGCTGTAGGTATAGTAAAGAAAAGATTAACTGATTGTGCTTGACAAATAAACTCTTGTCGTTTAGCAGCGTGTTCTATAATCCATATCTGATCTATCTCATTAGCAGTCTTGAATATTTCTTTTTCATCATCTGTAAGAATATCAAGGTGCTGTACTGAACCCTCGTTACCTGCAATGTCTTTCCATAAAGCAGTAAGCTCATCTTTCTTTAATCCTTTATCCTTTAGAATTTCTNCTAGGTATTTGTTCTTAACTTGGAACGAGCCTGAGAGAGTTTTGTGCGTATAAACATTAGCCCTGTATGGCTCAATCGAAGGAGATGTCCCACCACATATGATACTAGAAGAAGCATTAGGAGCAACAGCGAGTAGATGAGCATTACGCCTACCACTACCACTGATATCAGGTGACTCACCACGTTCATCAGCAAGTCGTTCAGTTGCTCTAAGCGAATGTCTTTTAATGTGTTTAAATGCTTTGTAATTAAAGCCCGTAGCAAAGATACCCTCAAATGGAAGGCTGCGTGATTGGAGATACGAATGGAATCCCATTGCACCGAGACCCAACGACCTTTCTCTATAAGCCGAGTAGGCAGATTTAGTAAAGCCCTCTTTACCTGGCTTAATGTGTTTTTGAAACCTTTTAAAGTTTGCATTATATTCTCCTAAGTTATTTGTATCGACAGCGTTATCAATATAATGTTGTAATACGTTGTCAAGCATGGTAATTAAATCATCAATGAACAGAGGGTTTTCACTCCAATCATCAAAGTATTCTAAGTTTACTGAAGACAAACAACACACTGCTGTTCGTTCTTCGTTAGTAGGAAGAGTAATCTCAGAACATAGATTGCTCTGTTTAATTTCTAATCCTAAATCTTTTTGTTGTTTGGGTAATGCTTTATTACAAGTATCTATATTAACCATGTAAGGCTCACCTGTCTCTGCTCTAGCATTAATAATCTGCCACCATAAGTCTCTAGCATTTACAATCTTAGTAGGCTCATGAGTCTTAGGGTCAATCAATCTAAAGTCTGCATCTTCTTCAACAGCTTTCAAGAACTCATTGGTAATGTTGATACCATTGTGAAGATTAAGATTCTTACGGTTAATATCCCCGCCTGATTCTTTACGCATGTTAATGAACTCTTCAATCTCTGGATGAGATATATCCATGTAAGCTGCATAGCTTCCACGTCTTGTAGTGCCTTGGTTAAAGGCTAACATCTGAGAATCTACGACATGCATAAAGGGGATTGAACCAGTAGACTTACTACCGTGAGTAGTAGAAATACCGTTACTTCTAATATCTCCCCAATATCCACCAATACCTCCACCCGAACTCGCCAACCATATATTCTCGTCATAATGAGCAGATAACCCATCACGACTATCAGGTACATAATTGAGGAAACAGCTAATAGGAAGCCCACGACTTGTTCCCCCGTTACTAAGTATAGGAGTGCTAAACATGAACCAACAATTGGAACTGTAGTGGTAAAGTCTTTGAGCCAATTCAAAATCTGTGTGACCTTTGTAGGTCGCCCCGAAGACGGATGCTCTTGCGAATGCTTCTTGTGCATGTGTTTCATTCTCCCATAAATATCTATCCTTGAGTGTGTCAAGACTAAACTTATCTAATAGTTTTTCATTACTATAATTAATTTTTATACCAAGATATTCCTTGATACCTACTTTATCTTCAATCATTTTTTGTTTCCTTATCGTGTATGTCTAACATAATTATACCATAGTGTAATATTTTTAATAAATCTTTTTTGTTTTTACCATCTTTATTTCCATAGCGTTTAGCATACTTCATAATGTTTCCAATACAAAAACCTTCACCATGTCCGGAGTCAATAATTATATCCGTTGCTTGATACTTATCAGAAGCATAGTGCTCATTGTATGTACCATCAATGTATCCTTTAAGTTCTTGTATTGAATGTCCTTCATTAAATTTATAGCTCATCATTTCTCCAATCATTAGGTAAAGTATCTTCACTGTACCATCTAAAGTTATTTGTTTCAGCCCATTCAGCATGGGTACGTTTTGTTCCATCTTTCCTAATGGTAGCTCCAGGCATAGGAGAGAAAGGTTTTTGAAATAAAAAGACTAACTCCATATGTTCTGGTAAAGCTTTTCTAATCCAAACATATTTACTGTACTCAGCATGGTCCCAGAACCGGCCTTTAGCTTCTAGTAAAATAGTTTTATCTTGAAATGTTTTAACAAAGTCTACCTCATATTTTTTATCAATAATATATTTGATAGCTTCAAAGTGATGTGCCCAATCTTTTAAAATTGTTTGGTGTATATTGTATTCCCATGTACTATCATAGCCTTTAGGAACATTAACCTTTTTAGGTCTAGGTTTTCTTGGCACTCTCTTAGGCATTAGTGAACTACCCTATCTAGTTTGTCTTCAACATGTGCAGCTAACAAGGTTGATAAGTCTTGTAGTGTTTGGTTATCAAAACCATCTAGTGATTCACCTTCTTCTTTTAATACTTCACCCATAGCTATGATTGCTTTTTCTAAATCAGATTTCATTTGTTAAGTCCTTGACAGTTATGTCGTTTAAGTTTTTAGTTTTAATTAATTTTTTAATTTTTTGAATAATCCATTTCAAAGAAAATGATGATAACATAAATTTACCATTGGCAAAAACATGAGTTTCTTTTGGAACTAAATCATAAGCTTGTTGTAATGTAAGTTTGTTTGCTTCTTCTTCTGGGATTAAAGTCTTAACCCAATCAACTAATAAGACTAAAGATTTTTTTCTAATTGCTTTTGCTTTTCTACCATTCATAGTATCTCCTGAACATTTGGAACTTTTTGTACATCAGTAAAGTAAACTGGCCCTTTAGCATATTCAAAAACTCGTAAGCCTTGACCATCATTTGATTCTTTATGACACTCATGTTTGTAAGGACACCAATTACATTCTCTTGCAAGTTTCATATTACCACTCTTACCTTCTGGAACAGGGTCATAACAAAAGATAGGTGGTGTTTTTCTTTTAATAATTTTCTTGACTGTTTTAATTTTATCTTTGATGTTAGGTTTATCTAACTCTTCTGGTTTAAATAAAGTTAGCTCTCCGGATTCTTTATTTAAAACTAAGAACCCACCTTTAGATGTTTGTTCTGCTTCTTCATAACCCGCAAGTTGTGCTAAGTATCCAAAGGTATCTGACTCTACAAGAGTACCATCTTTAAATTTCTTAAAAGCAAAACCAGAAGCAGTCTTTACATCTACTACTTCACCATCTATCTTACAATCCATGTGACCTTTGATACCACTAACTGATACTTCTTTTTGTTGTGAGTCTAGCTTATGTCCAGATAGTTTAACGAAAAATAAAACCAATACTTCTAACAAGTGTCCGTATAAAAACTTAATCAAAGTACTAGGTTCAAACTCAGTGATTCCTTCTTTCTTTAAGTTCATATCATACCACAACTGTCGTTGAGGTTTACCGATGTTAGACATACGAAGAGTATTAATATTAATTTTATCTGCACCTCTTGGTGTTGCCCATTGTTTTAAGGCATCAGCCATGTCTTCACCAAATACTTTTAAGTCTTTATCGGTTAGTTTTATATCCTGGCCTTTGGTTAAGGCTGAAATAGTAGAGTAAATATCTTCTACAACTGTATCAACTGTTTTCTTTTTTGCCATCTTCAAACTCCTTAAATGCTTTAATCACATCAGATGAGAAAAGCTTTTGTAAATTAACTAAGTACATTTGACTTGCGTTATGGTCTCCACCAGATACAGTTCTAAATGTATCAAGTTTATCAACAATAGTTCTAAGAACATCAGTCTTAAAAACAAGTGTACAATATTCATTGTCTCCAATACAAAGATTATGAAACCAATAATCTGATTCAGTTGCTTTGATACCAGAGGGTTTACCATAGCTTTGATATTCAATTGCTATGTTGCCCGTCTTCATCCACATGCCACGTTCAGATTTAACTTCTACCTTTTTATTGGTAAGCATTTCTGCTACTTTATCTTCTCTGATTGTACCATACTCTAAGTCTATATCAAACTTCTTTCTGTTTTCTTTAGTGGGTTTCACTCCAATTACCTCCTATCTTGTATTCACCATCCATAGGACAACGAAGCTTTAAATGTTCACCTGCCTTGATAAGACTATCAACAGCAAGTTGACCTGTAAATTCTGCTTGAGATTCTTTAACTTCTATCTGCCACTCATCATGAATGTTAGCAACAAACTTATAATC